ACATGTCTTTCCAGACATTGAATATTTAGACGGAGTATGGTATGAAGAGCTTTTACATGACACGATTTTGACCGGGTTACGACGATCGTTATGATTTTCATTACATAAATTATAGTTTTAATCTCTAAGCACTTGCTATGTGTTCTTCTAATATTTTTCGTTCCTCGTCTTGATATCTACGGAAAGGTTCGATTATTTTATTCACCATTCGAAAATTGAGCTCTTCGTTACGATCCTCCTTTTTGGGTGGCGTATCTTCGAATATATGTTCCACGATAAGGGGTTTACACATATCAATTTTAAGATTTCTGTATACAAATTTGATATGAGTACTGGTTAATGTTTTTACGATAGAAGTTGTAACCTTCATGATAGTCTTATCCTAACCTGACGCACTAGCCTTAAGCCTCTCGGCCAAACATCCACTAAACGGAAGCATTCCGACGTGTCCAAGTGTTGTATTTACATCCGCGAAGACCTTTCCACCTGCGATTTGTAATCTTCGACAAAACGCATAGTCCTCACTCAAGTATCTTTTTGATTCTGGATCTATGAGGCAGTCGAAACAGGCATGATAATCATCAAACGTTCTGTTTTGATGATCATTTTTACACCATAATTCCGGGAATTTTTCCTCTAGTGTTTTAAACACCGATCGTTTTATCATCATGAATCCTGTGGGTCCATCAAGTAGTTCAACAAATCCATTCACGACCTCTCGTTTGGAGGCGCCGAAATTCATGACAAGAGACGAGGCAAGCATTGCCATATTTCTTTCGTCTCCATTCTTTACGGCATCGGCCGCTTGGTCCCAGCAAACTACTTTCTTGGGGTAACACGCCACGCTGACATCGTGACCACTTCGTATCAATCTAGTCACGGATGCGGGATCGAAGTCGACGTCTGCATCTATGAACATGAAGTAGTCACAGTCAGTCTCTTGCATGAACCGACCTACAGCGACATTACGGGCTCTATGTACGAGACTTTCATTTTCGGTTGTGTCGATAAATAATTGAATGCCTTCCCGGATAAGGTGGAGTTGAAGGTTTATGATACCAATCATATACTTCTCTAAGCATAAACCCCCGTAGCATGGCGTGGATAGGAAAAGGCGAATTGGTCTTTTGGGTTCGTCAGACATGTTTATTTATGTATTAAAACCTTTAAACTCTAAATGCTTTTTGATTATAGTTTCAATCTTATTTAGTGTTGGTACGGATACGGAACACTTCTCACAAATAGTGGATTTTGAATATTTTTTACCCAAAACGACCAATATAATTGCGGATGCAATACTATTTGGAGTTTTGCTCATAAGATCAACACAGTCTTTCAACGTTTCACATATCTGGTTACACTTGTATCTTTCTTCGCGCGTGTATTCAAAAGAGCCAAGTAGTCTTGGCATAACGTCGTACGGACGAGTTACGTAATTTTTTTCTGTTTTCCCCATTATTGTATCTTTGAAAATTTGGGTTGTTCTACTAATATCCTTTGATTGTATGCCAAATAGATCGGCAATTTCTTTCGTTGTTCGGGAGACGTTAGCTAACCTACAAGCATATAAAACGCAGTTGGCTTTTATGCCCAATCGGATAGCTCCACGCGTTAATTTTTCGCAGTTGAAACGACGATACATTATTTTCGCATCTTTCAAGATTGAATCTGGGATAGTCTGAGAACATGCTTCTTCTATGTCTTGATACGCATGATATAACGATCTATCCTTATGATTCATTGACATATGGAAACTAATTTTCGCCATTCTTTTCGTTTCATAATTTGATGACCTGTATGTAGAAATTATCGTACCTTTCCCCCATGAATCTGAAAATAATTCTGGATTTGCATTTGGGTTTCCGCACCTCGATGGATCATTTACTCTCCCATCGTCTGTCAAGCCACTCGTCCATTCGGGCGAATCATCAATAAACGAGTCATCGATTAATCCACATTCACTACAAACGGGTAGTTTGTCCGGCCCAAAAATTTTTGTGCCGTTACATTCTTTACATACATGTATATTTACTGACTTTTCTTCTTTTGGTTTCTTGTTGATGAATAGATTATTGTCCAAATCGGACCATATAGCAGCCAGAGTATTCATGATTTTGTATGACTTTTTATTTTCGAGGAATTAACTTAGGCAGACGATGCACGTTGCCAGTTTAGATTATCCGCATGTAGTCTGGCATGCATTTCAATCGCATCGACGGTACTTTTAAAACTCTTAGCTCCTGGGGATGTTGGATTCCATTTTTCCCAATCTTTGTCGATTGTCTCATGTCCAGGCGGGGGACATACAATTCCATCGATCTCATCGTCCGGTACAATGAAGTCATCGAATTCACTATCGGTATCCGAGTTATCCGCATGTACGTAGATGGTGTCATCGTCATCTTCGATATCGATTTCTTCTAATAGGGCATATAGTTTATTCTTGGAATCTATACATTTGAATTCCAGGTCGTCGAACGTGGTACCAGACGGATAATGTTCGGTAAGGGATTCGTACGGAACAGGATTCATATCGCCGTCGTCGGCTTCAAGTTCATACACAGACGCGGATTTATACGTGGCTTCAGTTGGACACAAATATCTAACACCCAATGTATTTCCGGTGTTCATGGCAACAACACCATACAGGTGATCTTCTATTCCATCTTCATTTACGAGTATCTTCACAATATCGTTTGTTTTAATATCACCCTTGACGATATTTGAAATGTTCATCCTGCTTAAAATTTTACAGCAAAAAATATTCAGCGATATTAACACACTCAATGGGTTTTAAAATTTATTCCAAGGATGGATGTTCTTACTGTGACGAAGCTGTTCAGCTATGTCAAACACAAAATTTAGAATTTGAAAAAATCAAAATCGAAAAGGAAGATTTGAAGGAATTATGTGGGGGCAACTTTGATAGTTATCCTCAGGTATTTTTAGACGATCGTCGTATTGGTAACTTTTTTGAATTCGAAGAGTTTACTGAGGAGGAATTTGAACCGATGTTATATCCAACCTTGAATAGATTTACTGTATTCCCAATTAAACATGAAAATCTTTGGTCTATGTATAAAAAGGCGCAATTATCAAACTGGACCGCGGAAGAGATTGATTTCTCTAAAGATAGGGACGATTGGAGCAAACTATCTGAAAACGAAAAAAGATTTTTAAAGTATATTTTAGCTTTTTTTGCAGGATCGGATGGTATTGTCTTTGAAAACATAAACAACAATTTTGCGAGTGATGTTCAATACCCGGAAGCCCGTAGTTTCTATGCGTACCAAGAACACAATGAAATGGTTCATGGGGAGACATATAGTCTATTGATCGATACATACGTGACAGACCCGGCCGAAAAGAAGAAATTATTTGAAGCAATTAACGAAATTGAGTGTATAAAACGCAAAGCATCATGGGCGATGAAGTGGTTTGATAGAAGTAATTCATTCGCCGAACGTCTATTTGCGTTTGCTTGTGTTGAGGGGATTTTCTTTAGCGGTTCATTCTGTGCTATCTTCTGGTTGAAAAAGCGAGGATTGCTTCCCGGCTTATGCTTTTCTAATGAATTAATTTCTCGAGATGAAGGTCTGCACCAGGAATTTGCCGTTGAACTTTTTAATATGTTAAAACAAAAACCACAAAAAGAGAGAATTCACGAAATTGTTCGTGAGGCCGTAGAAATAGAGAAGAGTTTTATCATCGACGCTTTACCTTGTTCGTTGATTGGCATGAATTCTCAAAAGATGAGTGAGTATATCGAATTTGTCAGTGATCGTTTATTGAAGCAGATTGGTGTTCCTATCATTTATAATTCTAAGAACCCGTTCGACTTTATGGAAAACTTATCCCTCGATGGAAAGACAAATTTCTTTGAAAAGCGTGTCGGAGATTATGGAAAACTCGGAAGTACCACCAGCTTAAATGAAGTCGATAAGATTGATTTTAACGATGATGATTTTTAAAATATATTACTATATTAATGATCGAATTATTATTTCTCCTAGTGGTCGTTTGGATGCTGACCAAAGATCGAACTATTAATATCACCGAGATAGGTGGATCTAAAAATTTCCATTTAAGTGATGGAGCATCTTTCAAGATGTATAAAACCATGGAGGATGCGGGCGCTTCAGGTGAATCTCTTCGCATATTTGTTAATATGGAAGATAGGCTTCTAGAGATCGAGAGAATTTCCGTTTGTAGTGGAGTGCCCCGAACTATGGAAGCGAGTTCAATTTCTCGTCAAATAAAGGAGAGGTTTCCGGCATTTGATTTTTCTTATCATAATATTCATATTAAACAGACATCCGAACCTAGTCGTTTAATAAACAAAAAGATAAGATGTTAACCAATCTTTCTAATAAATATTTATGTTTATAACTTTCTACACTCTTTCTATTTCTGATTACATACATGATGAGATTGTTATCATCTTTCTCACGATGTTCTTCTAGCCATTTTTTTGGGTCTTCCGCTTCTTGAAAGTCCGCCGAGTAGCTATATCTAAATTCCAGTTTGCTCATTAAACCGGGTTCGTTTGTATTTTGTCGTCCTTCTCGTATATAATCACACGCCACGTAAATTATACCATCTAAGAACTCCTCGGATGCCATTTCTAGCCAGGAATTTTTTTGGGTTCCCCATGTTTGTGTATCCAAATCCACTCTCACTCCATGACCATACTTCTCTTTTCCAAGTTTTAAACGTTCTAAAAGAGAATTATGAATATCCTTCATATGTTTATATAAAATTCTATTTTCTAAGTTCTAACCATGTTTTCTTAAACTTATCTACCTGTTTCTTTCCGGGAAATTTGTTACCTATTTTACTGGTTGCGAAATTGGCTACCGCGTTTTTGTAACTATTACGCAATCGGTTTGGAACATTTCTAAGGTTGAGATTTCGTTTAATGACCTCTTTATTAAGTTTTCCCCTCCTTTCCATTTTCCACATGCCGACTATCTCTCTTTTGAATGCGTCTAAGACAGCTTTGGGGAATATATTAAATCGCTTGTCCGTTCGTATGTTGGGGTTATTTTGAATTCGTTTATTTAATTCTATTTTCATACGATTAACATCCTTGGTGATCGGCTCCATCACGTTTTTGTATTTTTTTATCCATGTTTTCCCATAAAGTTCAATTATATCACTCTTTATGGTTTCATTTGTGAGACGTCGTCGTTTGAGCATTTCTTTCTTGTTAAGTTCATTTTTGGTCTTTTTCGCGGCCAATTTTATTTTCATATTTTCCGCCTTTTTATTAACTGGCTTCGGTTTAGGTTTTGCCGCTTCTGCTTTCGCTTTATTCGATAGTTTATTTCGCTCTTTCTCCATTTTCTTGGCGATCGTGTCCTTATCATTTTTTTCATTAATCGAAATCTTCATAATCTTAGCAAATCGTATTAAATCCGCTTTGGTATATAATTTCGCCAATTTCTTACCAACCCGGAATTTTCCTCCCGAGCCCGTGAGTTTGTATTCCTTTCCTCCATTTTTAAATGTGGCAATCTGTGCCCGTTCTGTCCCAACCTTTTTGATCATCTGACACAACATACTCTTTGATGTTGTTGTTTTGATATTGACGATACCAAGTTTTCTCGCAATGTCATACAATTCTGTTTGTGAATATCTCTCGCATTTTTTAGTCCCTATTCTGTCACCGTTAATGATAGGTAAAGATTTGGACACATTTGTCTTTTTCTTTGTATTCGACTTTGTCTTTTTGTAACAGCATTTAAATCCCTTCTTGTTTTTTCGTTCAACAAATCCACTCTTACACGGAGCACGCCGAGCTTGGGGACAGGTTGAGGAATTTTTTCTCTTGTTGGAGGATACTTTCGCCTTTGTCACTGATATCTCCCCGTCTTGATACATTAAATTGACAATCTCAACACCCTTATTATACGCCTGAAGCATCCTAGATGGCGTTTCGACGCCCGAAATCTGAACATTACCAGATTTGGATATAATATACGTATGTTCTCTATCTCCGGCCATTTTATGTTTCATAAACAAGAAAGGTGACAATTCCGGTTCATAGCTGTGGAGTTCTAAACCATACACATGCGCAGATCTTGCGATTTTGTTTAAATTGTTAAAGTTTCCATTAATTTTAAACTGCCCACTTAAATTGTTATATTCAAACGGGTTATATAATAATTCGGAACGGTTTGTGTAGTTATCCACAATGAAGCTTCGTATAACCTCTGCCTGATTTTCTATATTATCACCCACGAAACCCCCAGAAAAACGAATCTTTCCATTTTTGTATATATTTATACTGGCACCCTTTGTTTCGTCATTCGTTGAAACTTGAATGTTAAATTGTACGGTGAAAAATGGCATAGACAGATCTCCCTTGGCACCATACTGTCTAGAGTGCGTGAAACCAGTTTTAAATTGACCATATATGCCCTTTATTTCTTTTGTTTCTACATAAAGATCCTTTGAAATTTGTGTTTTAGGCATTGGTACCTTTCGTAATATGCTTATCAAATCCACTCGATTTCCCGGTCCCAATGTTTTATTCACGGTTGCGTTGAACATACCCATATTCAATTTGCTCACTG